CGCTTAGGGAACACAAGACCGTGTCTGAACATGGACGCAGTCTTTCTTCGAGTGAAGGAACGCTTCGTAGAGTTGGCTAGACCGGCCAACTCCACCTCTCCTGTCACCCTGACTCCAGCTGACCGGAGGAGAGGGCTATTGACGGCCCAATCCATCCTGTCGGCGTGGCGTCTTTGTGGTTGGAGGATTCGAGCGCGGAATATTTCCGCGGTCGAACTCCTCGCAGTTACTGCGCTTCGCGTCGCGAAGAGACCAAACATGGTCCTTCAAGACTTGAAAGCTTCTTGCAATGCAGCACGATGGCAATCCCTACGGGGAACGCACATCGGACGCAACACTAAAGGAAAACTCTACCCGAGATCGATTACTCCCTCGAGGGTCCAGCTTTTCCAACTATCTTGCATTTCCAGATCTCTCCCGGAACCAACCGAAGAGGTCTGCAATAGCAAAGTCACTGAATGGATACCAACGATGGTGACCCCTCCCAAGGTTTTACCTTGGCAGGGCGTCGCCTTCATTGAGTTCCTACTGTCGACGCCTTCGATCCTTGGAATCGCTTCTAAGTTTCGTCGGAGTTACCAAGCGTTACCTGAAACATGCATATCTCCTTTCGGAGGTAATGCTTGTCTCGGGTTTTCGCGCAAAGAGGGGGGACGAGGCGCTGCCTTTGCTCAAGCCAAGGCTTTGCCCGCGCCCTCAAAAGATCCTCTACCCTTTGGAGAGACTCAGCCGAGTCTCCCTCGAGGGAGAAGGGAAGCTTACGGACCACTTAACATGCATCCACCGCGCTTGTTTGCAACGTGGAAGCGTCAAAAGTGTGCCCAATACTTGCGCGACACCCGCGCAGAGCCCCTAGTACAGGTCGCTCCGCTCGGGGTCGCCGAAAGAGGCTGGAAGGTTCGGGTTGTTACAAAAAACGACCCTCGCCGGATAGCACAAGCTCATACGGTTCGGTCTGTTCTTCACCCTTTGGTGACCAAGAACAGACAGTCCGTGGATTCTCCACCTGACCGGATTCCTATACCTAAAGAGTACAGGGACGCTGGTCATTTGGTGTTCTCTATGGACTTGAAAGCTGCGACGGACACAATCCGTCACGACGTTCTCGACCGACTTTGCGACCTCCTTAAGATTGATCCGGACCTGGTTCACACCGGGTTCTGTATCGATCAAAAGCTGGTTCTAGTAGGCGCCTTCATGGGAATGCCAGCATCCTGGTCTTTCCTTGATTGGCTGCATCATGCAGTGTGCGTTCTCATCGACCCCCTTCGTGCTTTTCGGCACAAGGGCGACGATTTGATCGCTTTCTGGAATTGGCGACAGTTCCACAAGTACTCCAAGTTCATGAAATGGCTTGGGTTCAAGTTGAACAAGTCGAAAACATTCTTCTCGGAGGCGGAGGGCACGTTTTGCGAAGCCCTCTACCATCGAGTCGATAACGAGTTAGTGCGGATACCGACGATGTCAGTGCGTGTTTTCACACCCACTGGTAACGTCGACCGCGTAGAGCAAATGTCATCTGCGACCAGACTCTCATTCGAGCGTGGTTTCAGTATGACGCGCACAAACGCCGTCGTGGAGCTACAGTTCTCACGAGAACTGAAACTCTTACGAAAGCGACACATTCCAGTGTTTCTACCGAGACAGTTGGGCGGCGCCGGTTTGGTACCGCCTGACCCGTCGAGGGAGTTAACACTCTACGAGTGCCAGTGGTATTGGGCTGTCCTCGAAAAGGACATGCCCGCTACGACTGTTCCAGAGTCGTCAGGTCGGCCTGGCCCATGGTATAGAACCGTGGTCAAGGCCTACCGACAAGTGAAATGGCGAAGTGGTCTTCGTGATGAGGACGTATGTCCGCATCTTGATCACCAACTTGCAACTAATCTAGTCCGAGCCCTCTGCTACGATGCCGAACAAGCATCAAAGCGTGAGCGCAAGGAAATCTCGAGGACCAGTTTGGCCTTCTCCTTGTTGTCAAACTACAAGAAGAAGGTTCGACTGGTTTCCTCACCTTCGGCGACAGACTGGAAGACCACTTATAAAGTGGACTTGCAGCCGACTCGCAAATCAGGACAGTCTTTCGTCCGCCACCAATGTGATGGCCGAAAGCAGTCTAAGCGCTAATGCGCACGCATCGCCACGACCAGTTCACGGTCCGTGGGGAGGGGTGGCGCTGAGGAGAGGAGGTCCGAGAGACTACCACGTGAGATAGTATCAAGAACGTGCTCTCAAGGTTACGATAGCAACAATAAAGCAG